CGACGACCAGTCGCGATCACCTTGCAGAACGCGCACGGCGGCGGTTGCCACCAACATCAGCAGGCCTCCACCTGCGGCTAGTTCGGGTAGCGCGTTCATGCTGTGAGTATCGGCCGGTCAGCGCCGCAGCCTGACGGTTCAGTCGTGTGTCGCGACCGACCAGGAACGGCCGTTGCTTCGCGCTTCGAGAATCAGTGATCTCCAGCCGTATATCTGCCACATGGCAAGCATCCCCCAGGCCATCGCGGGCGCCAGCGCGACCGACCGGCCGACCCAGACCAGCGCGACCATCCGCGACCCGGCGGCCAGGGTCATCATCAGCAGGGTCACGTAGCGCAGCGCGCGGATGTCGGGCCGGATCACCAGCGCCACGCAGGCCAGCGACGTCGCGCAGAACAGCGCCTGCCAGAACCACGGCATGTGCGGGATGACGGTCGCGAACGGGTACGGCGGTTTCAAGGTCACGGCTACACCCAAATATCCGAGCGCGGTGAGTATCAGCATCGACCGGGCGCCGCGCGGCAGCAGTGCGGGAAGATGCGGCATCGTCATACCGCCATTATCGACACAACGGCGGAAACGGTTGACGGTTCTACAGTGTGCCGCCGAGCTTCGCGACGTAGATCGTCAGCATCGCTATCTGCGCGTCGGACGGTTCCAGCGGTTCCTCGGGGAAGTCCAGCCGCAGCGACGCCTGCGCGCGCTGCCGGGCATGATCCCAGAGCTTCATCGACCGTTCTCCCCATTCGCCGTCGATGCCCAGCAGCGGATCGGTCCAGCCGGATCGTGACAATGCGCCGTTGATCAATCGCTGCACATGCGCGACGTGCGGGCCGCTGTCGCCTTTCTCTATCTGCATCTTTTCTTCCGGTCCTCTGGGCACCGGGCCGGGCGGAACCTGGCCTTTTCTTCCGACCCATTCCCAGTGCCACGGTTCGTGGTTCTTTCCGCGCTGTTTCGCCCAGGCCGGATTCACCCAGCCGAACGACCGGCACACGGTTTCATTGCGCAGCATCCATTGATAAAGAACCGGCCTGGCATCGATCGCCAAGGCCCAGCCGTGACGTGACGTGCCGGGCTTCGCGGTCGCGACGACCTTGCCTTTGCTGGCACGGATGCGAACCTGCGTGTCGTAATCCCGATAGGAATCCGTGAGATACGGACCCTGCAGACCCTGGTTCTTCACGACGCCGACCAGATGCGTCAGGCCGGATTCGGCGTCGGCACGCAGCAGATGGCCGCTGGCGACACGGACGGGTTTCAGTGCCGAACGCGGGATGCGGCCGTTCTGATGGTTACCCCATTCAAGCGCCATGATCCGGCCCGTTGACGTCGATCGGCTCTGCCGTCTTCTCGGCGACCTGGCTGCGGTACTGGTCGTTGAGCGCCTGCGCAATGGCAAGCTCGCCGGCCATGACGCCGATACGTTCCTGCAGACGGGCGATGACCCGGCCCGCGTCGACCGACATCTCGTCAGGGTTCGGCACGCCGTTCACACTGCACCCGCGTAGGAATCCCATAGCTGATTGGTGACGTACTGCAAAGCGCCGTCGCCGTCGTCGTTGTTCTGGATCGGGTCGGACGTTCCCGTGCCGACGTTGGCGTTGTTCAAGATGCCGTAGACGATCAGCCGGGCGTAGGCCTCCGGGCTGCGCAGCACGTTGTTCGCCAAGATGATCCGTGCGTTGTGGTTGTCGGCGTTCGGGTCTTCGTTGGTCACGTCGATCGCGGCCCGGACAATAGCCATGAGCACCCGTGCCAGCAGGGTTGTGTTACCCGCCCACATCGCGCGTTCGTCATAGTTCATCGATCGCCTTTCTGTTCGGTCAGTTCCTGCACCGCACGCCACAGCATCGACGTCATGGCGTACAGGTCGACGCCGTCGCCGTCGCGCAGACCGTCCGGCAGTTCCTCTGCCATCAGTCCCCAGCGTTTCGTGCGGCCGGGCGGGTCGGTCACATGCTGGTAGCGGTACACGGGCGTGCCCGCGACCAGCGCGGCGGCGGAACCGCCCGCCGCGATGGCAGTTTTCGACTCTCGAACCGACTGCACGTTGAACGCCGTGCCGCGGAACGCGGCGTAGTTGCTGTCATCGGCGAGGCGCGACTGGACCTCGGCGGAAGAATTGAGCATCTTCAGGCCGCTGTAATCGTTGCGCCACAGCGTGTGATAATACGTGCTGTCGGGAAAGTCGAGCCGCAGCCGCAGCGTTCCGGCGATATAGAAATCCAAGTTATGGCTGACAGCGGTCGAGTAAAGCCACAGCCGACCATTGTTCAGCCACCGAAGCCGGACGTTCGCCGGGCCAGTGATGTTGACGATCTCTGTTGCTGTGCTGAACGCGCTGCTGCCGGAGATCAACGGCGCAGTCGTATTGTTCTGGTTGTTGAGACTGACGATGTCGCCACGAAACTCTCCCGAGCCGAACACACTGCGACAGTGCAGATCCTGCGGTGCATTGCTGTTTGTTACACGAAACTCGATGGGATTGGTCGACTGCACGAAAAGGGTATCGACGGCAGGCAGATACATCAGCGAACCGGCGACGCCGATTCCCGCTGTCTCGGCGCCGGTCGAATTGTAGAACTTGACCCGTTCGCGGGCGGTCTGGTCGAGGACGACTCGGGCGCCAGTCGTGGCCGTCTGGAACGCTACACCCGTGATCGTCCCGGCGGTCATGTCGCCCTTGATAATCAATTGGCCGCTAAAAGTATTGAAATCAATGGAATGTGCGCCGCCGCGATTGACCCGGAAGTACACTGTCCCGGTCTGCCGGTCCTTCATGAAACAGTTGTTGTAATGCGGATGCATGGAGAGGCCGTCGAAGGCTGTTGAAGAAGAAAGATCCGACCCCAATTCGACCGTCGCCGCCGGATCGCCCGCCACCACTTTCACCCGCGCTGTGATGGTGCCCGCCGCTATCTTCTCCGCGGCGAGGTTGTCGATGATCGCGCTGCCGACCATCCGCCGCGCGTACAGATCATCAAAGAAATGGGCCGCCCTGTTCGCACCCGTCAGCGTGGCGAGATAGAACAAAGCGTAGGCGGTCCCCTGCGGCGCCGGGTTCGACCCGACCGCCAGTTTCGTGTACGCCGTCGGGCTGGCAAAGTTGGATATCGAATCGGTCCGCAGGGTGGCGCCGCTGCGGTTGCAGAACCGAACGCTGATCTGGGCGCCGTTGCTGGGACCGTCTACCCGCCACCACGCTTCGAAATAGAAAGCGTCGCCCTCGAACGCCGACACCTGATAGGTGTAATTGGTCGGGCTGCCGTTGCAATAGAAGAACTGCGAAGCCGCGCCCTCCGTGCAACGGTACGCATAGGTTCCCGAACGCACATAAGCAGAGTTGTTGGTATACCAGAATGTTTCACTGTACGAATGCGGTCGCAGGTGCCCGGCTTCGGCGCCGGGATTCATAATCAGGTTGTCGAAGCTGCCGACCATCAACTGCCGGGTCGTGATGGTATTGGCTTCGAGCTTGTCGCCCGTGATGGTTCCGGCGCCGATCCTGGCGGCAGCTATCTCGCCCGCTGTGATCTTCGCCGCGTTCAGGTTCGCGACGTGCTGGTCCTGAATCAGGACCGCCGTGACGGTCGCCGCCGCCGACTGCGCGGAACGGTTGCCGCCGCGGTCGACCGCACGCAGCCGGACCCAGCGCGACTCGGCATCGGTCGCCGGGATGACCGGGAAATTACCGATCGCGGGAATCTGCAAAGCAAGGTTCGACGCCGCCGCGCGGATGTTGCCGACCAGATTCGTCGTATCGGCCGTGAACGTGGCCGTCGTTCCTACATAGACTTCGAGCCGGTCCAGATCGTTCTCAAGGTTGTACGTGCCGCCCGTCGACTTCCCCAGCGTCGATGTGACCATGATCGACAGCGGGTTGCCCGCGACGGTCGGCGCGGCGGGCGTCGAAGGCGCGATCGTGTCGACCTGCGCCTGCATCGTGACCGTGGCCGACCAGCCGCCGTGGTTCCCGAAGCGGTCGACCGCGCGAACCCTGATGTCGTACGTGACGCCGCTGGCCAGTTCATAGATCGTCGCGGACGTCTGGTCCCACCCGGCGATGATGAACTGCCAGGGAAAGTCGCCCTGCAGCTTGAACGCGATTTCGAAGTAATCGCCGTCGAGGACGTTGCTGCCGTCGACATTCAACGGCGCCGCCCAGGCAACGGAAATGAACGCCCGTGTCCTGCCTTCGCGGTCGAGATAGGACTGCGTCGCGAACGGTGTCGTCAGCACGGGTGCCGCCGGAACCGACCCGTCGTCGGCCACGATGTCGGGCAGGTTCGTGCGGCTGGTCGGGTTCTCCTCCGTGCCGGTCAGCGTGCGGCGGAACCCGCCGACCTCGAAGTCCGCGTCGCCCGTTTCGAAGCGCACATAATCGGTCAGGTCGGACCAGCCGCCGTCCCGGTCGCGGTAGTACACACCCAGCCCGGCCTCGATGGGAAAGCTGATCGAGGTCACCCGCACGGCGGTCGGGTTGATGATCGACCCGCGGTGCCGCAGCGAATGGTTCAAGTCCTCGAACCCTGCGGACGGGTCGTACACCCAGACGTAGTCGCCCGGCCGGACGATGCCCTCGATGTCGTATCGCTGGGCGGTCAGCCGTACCGCTTCGGCTACACGCGCGAAGCGGTTGATATGCAACTGCGCACGCGCGTCGGCGTTCGTTGTCGCCGTGCCCGACTCGGATATCAGCCGGGTGATGATGGCCTCTTGCCCGAACAGATCGTTGTACGGCACGACCGGCGTCGTTCTCGCCGCCGTCGTGACCGACGTGCCCTGTCCCTCTGCGATCAGCACAACCCGTGTGCTGTAATCCTCGGCGTCGCCGCCCAGTTCCATCGCCGCAGCGGGCAGCGCTCGAAGGTCGAAGTCATCGAGGGCGTCACGCCGGGTGACGACCGCGACCGGATCCGTCTGGAACAGTTGATCTTCCGTGCCCGCGTCGAATGTGCCGTCCGGGTTCACACGCCATTCGGCGTTGAACACGCCGCAGACATAGTCGATCGCCTGGCGTGGCGTCTGGTACAGATGGCTGCCGCTGTAGGTTCCCGGCACGCTGTACAGAATCCCGCGATGAATGCTGCGCGGCAGCAGCGCGTCGAGAACGTCCGCGAACGTGTCGCCGCTGAACGTCGCCTGATAGGGCGGTTCGATGACCGGGCCTTTGCCGTCTTCGTCGCCCAGCCATACCGCCAATCCACTGCCGCCCAACGTCAGCACCCGATCGCTGACGGCACGTCTGCGGACGACGCCCGTGTAGCGTGCGCCCGGCAGGACATTGTCGCCCACCCGGCGGATGTCGACACGGGCGGGCGTGACGACCAGATGCCCGAAGTGATCGAGGGCGGTCACGACTTCGCGCGGCATCGCCAGATCCAGCGCGACTTCGAACGAACCCGGTTTCATCAGCGCGTCGGTAACAGCCATGACGGATGCGTTGTCTTTCTAACGTCGAATGACGGTCTGCTTTTCACTCATACCCGCGAAGTACTGCCGGACCAGATCGTCGCCCGTGTTCCCTGCGGTCGCGCCGGCGGGTTCGTAACCGATGAACGCATCGAACGTTCGGGTGTTCGGCACTTCGATGGCGCCGTTGCCGGGTTCCCGTACCGTCACGGCGGAAGAACCCATAACCCATTTCAGGCCGGACGCGGTCGCCCGCAGCGCGTTCGCTTCGATCATCGTTGATGCGTCGGCGGATGCGCGCTGCACCCGCAGCGTCGCCGCCTGATGGTTCTGGACGAACAGGTTCACGAACCGGGAACCGCGTTGCAACGCCAGATCCAACGTCGCCCGCCCCCACGTCCGGTTCGCGTACAGCCGGACCGCAACTTCCTCGGCGTCGTTGCGAAGCAACGTCACGGCGCCGCCCCATTGCACGTTCGCGCCGTCGATGCGGACGTTGAAATTTCTTTCCTGCCAGGCCGTGCCGTCGAAGAACCGGATCGGCAGCACGTCGCCGCTGGTGCCGCCCAGCCGGAATTCAACGAACCCGTTGCTCAACCGGAACGTCGCGGGGATGACGTAGTCGGCCACGCCGACGAACGGTCTGCCGCCCAGTACGTCGACTATCTCGACGGCCTGCGCGTAGTAATCGCCCGGCGTCGGCACCATGAAGCGGGCGTCGTAGCCGGACAGGAAATCGCGGTACACGTCGACCACGGCGCCGCTCGAATGCGTCCGGGTGACCGTGCCGGGACTTTGACCGCCGAGATAGTACGCACGGTACGGCGTCGGCGGCGCGTGCCAGCGGGAATCATCAAGGACGTAGGTCGACTGCAGACCGCCGCTGGTGAACCGCGATTCGATTTCGACGTCGGATGCGCCGCCGACGCGTTCCAGCGCAACGGACCATTCGATGCGGGCGGTCGACGCCGTCAACGCGGCTATCCCGGCGTCGGCGCCGGTCACGCGGTAGAACCCATCGACGGACGGGTCTTCGGTCCAGGTGACGGGCTCGGTCCGGCCGCGCAGACCCAGCAGATCGGAACGCCGCCGCAGCGCGGCGGTCACGGTCAGCGTCGCCGACGTGCCTTCGTCGCCCTCGATCGTCAGGCGTCGCAGCCCGTCGGCCGAGCCCGACTCGGCGATGTCGGTCGCGTCGTCCAGCGCGGTCAGACGCCCTATGCGCAGCGTCATCAGGCAACCTCACGGTCGAGTCGGCGCAGCAGTTCCCGCAGCCGCATCGCCAGGCGCCGCTGCTCGGCCGGGTCGGTCAGGTCGAACACGCCTTGCAGGTTCACGTTCAGCGTGCGGACGTTGACGGACGGGCCGCTGTCGGCGAGCGGCGCGACCCGTGTGCCGCGCGGCAGGCCGACGACCTCCGGACCGTGTTCGCCGACCAGGAACCGTCCGGCCCGCACGACGTTGCCGCCGTCGGCGAGCGCTGCGTGCACATGATCGTGGTGCTGCGCCTGCGCGTACTTGCCGACCCGTGCACCACGCTTGATGTTGAACGACGTCTGCGGCCCGGCATAGATCAGTTCGTTCAGTTGCTTCTCGATCGGCAGGAACGCATGGAAGATGCGGCCCAGCTGCGGGCTGTCGTTGCCCGCCGTCGGCCCGGCGACATCGATCGCCAGACCCATCGAGTGCCGCGACTTGTTGCCCGACGCGGTGATCGAACCCGGCCGCACGGTCGAGGTGATCCGGTGCGGCACATTGGTCGACTGAATGTAGGCGGCGAGACGCTGCCAGCCGGCGCCCGTGCCCGGCAGCGTGCCCATCCCCACCTTGTCGGCTTCGGCCTCGACGCCGCGCAGCCAGTCCAGCGCCGCCTGTGCGGCCCGGCGGCCGCCGCCGCCCGCGATCCTGCCGACCGGGCCGAAGCGTGCGCCTGCGCCTTCCATCGCCCGTACCGCCGCCTCGACGGCCGGGCGTGCCGTCTCGGCGATCAGACGGCGTGCCGCATCGATCGCTTCGAACACGGCGTTCTTGACGAAGTCGAACGGCCCGCCCGTCTCTGGCTCGAGGAAATCGACCTCGCCCTGGTTCAACTTGTAGAAGTTGTCCCGGCCGATGCGGGTCATCGCGCCGCGTTGCAGGACACCTTCGCCGTCCTGTAGCACCGCGAACCGTTCGCCCGGCCGGACACGTCCCGGTCCGCGTGTGCCGCGGTCCTCGCCGACGACGCCGCCGCTGTGGAACCGGACGGCCGGGATGTCGATCTTCAGCCCGAGCCGGTCGGCGACGGCCTCGACCGTGCCCGCCCAGGTGTTGACCGAGTCGGCGACGAAGCGCAGCGGGTCGGTGAACAGCGCGCGAAGGTTCCCCCAGATCCGGCCGATCTCATCGACCGCGCCACGGACGATGCCCTGCAAGGCGCCCATCGCGGCGCTGGCGGCACCCTTGATGCCGTCCCATACGCCGCCGAGAAAGTCGCGGATCCCACCCCAGACGGTCGACCATGCATTGCTGATCGCGCCCGTGACGTTGCTGATGGTGGTACGGACGTTGCCGATCGCTTCGGCGGTCTTGCCCTTGATGCCTTCCCAGATGTTGTGAAAGAACGACGAGATACCCGACCAGATGCCACGCCAGATGTTGGCGAGAATCGCCAGCGCGATATCCATCACGGTCTGCATGATGTTCAGCGCCTGCCGCAGGGTGCCCTCGATGACCTGCCAGGCGCCGTAGAAGATCTGTCCCAGACCGGCCCACATCCGGTCCCAGTCGCCCGTGAACAGGCCGGCAAAGAACTCGAACACACCCTGAATGATGTTCAGGGCACCCTTGAGCACCAGAACGATATTGTCCCAGTACGTCTGAAAGTACGTGACGATGTGGTGGCCGAACAGATCCCAACCGGCCATGATCGCGTCGAGCGCGGACATGATGACGCCCTGGATCTGCAAGAAGATGGGTTGCAGTTCCGTGAATTTCTCGCCGACCAGCGCGACGACCCGCTCGATGGTCGGCGACAGACCGCCTTCGCCGCTGAAACGGTCGATCAGCGGTGTTACCAGTTCGCCGATCCGGTTGAACATTTCGCCGATGGCCGGGCCGTACCGTTCGCTGATGTCCTGAATGACGGGGATCAGCGCGGCCATGCCCTGGCCGAGGGCGTTGAACACCCGCGTCGCGATCGGCTCGAGCGCCAGCAGCACATTGTTCTTGAACGTCTGCCAGGATTCGGCGAAATCGGTGGTGTCCTCGGCGGCGCCCATGATCGTTTCGCCGCCCGACGAAACGGTGGTCAGCAACTCGCCGAGCTCGAACCGGCCTTCGCGGATCGCGGCGGCCATGTCCGGCCCGGCCTTCGCGCCGAACATCTCGACGGCGATCCGGTTCGCATCCGCCTGCGTCCCGGCGTTCCTGATTTCGTCGCTGACCCGGCGGAACGTCTCGACCGGCGCTTCGCCCTCTTTGGCCATCGTGCCGAGGGACTTGCGCATCGCGCCCATTACCAGGTCGGCGTTGACGCCCTCTTTCTCGAACTTGGCGATCATCGCCGTGGATTCATCGAAGCTGAATCCCAGTTGGCGAAGCGGCGCGCCGAACTTGACCAACGACTCCGACAGCTGGTCGACGCCGATGCCGGTCGCCTGGCTGGCACGGAACATCGCATCCAGCGAGGCGCCCTGATTCTCGGCGGCTATTCCCCAGTCGCCCATTACGCGGGTCGTCGCGGCGATCTGGGTCGCGAGGTCGCCGCCGGTCAGGCGTGCCAGTTCGATGCTGCGGGATGCGACGTCCTGCAACGGCTGCCCGGTCAGACCGAGCCGCTGGTTCAGCCCGGCTATCGCCTGCGACGCGGTGTCGAAGTCGGTCGGAACGTTCTTCACGACCGCCCGGAAGTCGTCCTGCAACCCGGCCAGCGCGTCACCCGTGGCGCCCGTGTTCAGCCGTATGGTGTCGTACGCCGAATCGAAGGTGTCGCCGAGTTTGTAGGCGCCCGCCGCCGCGGCGGCGGCACCCGCACCGACGGCCAGCAGCCCGGCACCCGCGATCTTCGCCGCGCCGCCGAGCTTGCCCTCGAGGCGTTTGCCGAACGTGTCGGTGTCGGATTCGACCTGGCCGAACACCTGCCGCAGCTTCGATGCGTCGCCGACGATCTCGACGCGCAGTGAACGTGCCATGAACGGGCCTCATTTCTCCAGCGACTTCATGGCCTGAACGCGGTAGGTGTCGAACGCGCGGTATTCCTCGACGGTCAGCGCGCGGACCTCGGCGGGTGTCATCTGCCAGAAATGCGCGAACGCCGCCAGACGGTCTAGCCGTCGGCGGCGTTCGGAGGGTCCGGCGCGGACGTCCTGCTGAACTGTCCCAGCCGGACCTTGCGGGCGTCCTCGAGGGTGTAGGCGGCGTTGTCGCGTCGTTTCATCACCCACACCAGCGCGACCAGAGCTTTGCCGTTCAACTGCCCGCCGAGAATCGTGCCGATCGACTGGCCTGCCGCCTGTTCGAAGTCCTCGACCTCGCCCAGCGTCAGCTGGTCGGGATCGATCATCACCATTTCGTCGTCGGCATCCGGCTGTGCCGGCACGTCGGGTGTGGTCAATGCATCGTCTTTCTTCTACTCCAGGTCGGCTTTTCTCAGTACACGGTCGAGCGCTCTGGCCGCCTGCCGCTCGAGGACCGGCTCGAGGCGTTCGACGGTCGGGTACACGTAGCGGCCTTCGGGTGTGCGAGGACGGCGTATCTCGGTGTACCCGCCGCTGACGGGTCTGGGTCGTCTGATGGCGCCGCCGAATTCCAGCCACGGCGCGTACGGCCTGGCGCTTCGTCCCCAGGTGACATAGGCGTTGGTGCCGGACGTGCCCGCCTTGATGTCGGACCGCCAGTGACCGCCGCGGTTCGGCCCGACCGGCACGGCGGCACGGATGGCCGACTCGGCGATCTTGGCGACCTCGCGCAGTTCGCGGCGCAGTTCCTTCGTCAGTTCGGTGTCGGCCTCCTGCAACGCCTTGCGGAAGGCTTTCAGCCCTTCGACCTGGACGGCGCCACCGGGTTTCGGCATTGTTCTACGGCGTTGCTTCGGCGTTGCGGACCATGACCGTCAGCGCGGATGCGTCGGTGCCGGTCGGGAACGCCTTGTAGGACATCGTCTGGCGGATTTCCTCCGGCCCGCCCACAGTCGGCGTGTCGCCATCGAAGCGCACGTTCGCAGTGATATAGATTCCGGCAGGGAAACCGGCGGCTATTTCGCTGCCCTCGAACGCCAGCGTCAGTGCTGCCTCTTCGCCGTTGACGTAACGGTTGTACAAAGTCAAGTCATCGAAATCGGCCTGAAACGAACCTGTCGCATTCCTGAACGCGGTCCGCAAAGGGTTGCGCCGAAGGCTCGAACCCAACGCGCGGCGGTCCGGGTCAAGTCCGTTGTCGACCTCGACGCTTGCTTCGCTGACCATCAGCGGCACACCCGCGATTTCGAGTGAACCGTGCACGAACGACAGCAACTGGTTCCCGGTCGGATAGGTCGCGGTCGCCATCCCGGTTGCCGTCACTTCGTCGCGTGCCACCAACGTCATGGTCAGCAACGCCAGTTCACCAACAGAACACGACAGACTCCAGCTACCGACCTTGCAACCGGGATACGTGAACGGCACATCGTCACGGCCGACCTGCACGGTCATCGACTGGTTCGTCATGTCGCCGGGTGTCAGCGTGTGTTCGTACACGGTCGGCGCCCCAGCGGCGTCGGGCTGTGCGGTCGCGACGCCGCCCAACGCCTGTTGAAACAGGAACCCGAACCCGACTGTCCCCAGTTCGAATTCGACGTCACCATCGGCGCCGCGGATGCCCGGCTGCCAGCCGCGCTGGAAATCGCTTCGCCGCAGCGCCGCCGACTCGATGCGTTCCTGCGTCATGCTGATTGACTCGGAACGAAATTCATAGAACCTGCTCGGCACGACCGCCGTGCCGTAGGTCGTTTCGGTACCGAAACCGACCTGACTGCGGAATCCCAGTTTCGTCATTGTGTCGGGCCTTCGGTCTGCACCATCTGCGGCTGCGGTGTCGTCACGGTCGTCACGGTCTGCGGCTGGGCCGTCTGCGGCTGGGCCGTCTGCGGCTGGTCGGGCTGCGGCTGGTCGGGCTGCGGCTGGTCGGTCGTGTCCTCGGCGGGCTGCGCGGGCCGCAGCGCGTCAGGGTTGTCCGTGTGCCACGCTTCGCCCTGGTCGACCAGCCCGGCAGCCAGGTCGTCGGGCAGTTCGACTGTCTCGCCCTTGCGGACCAGCAGTCCGGCGGCAGGAATCTCGACAGCTTCGTACGGGCCGTTGTAAGTAAATTGCACTGGCATGTGTGTGCGCCTTTATTCCAGTCGTGCGGACACTTCGATTTCGACGCGCAGCGACGTCGACCATCCCTGTTCCTCGACGCCGGACCGCAGTTCGAATTCGCCCACCCGCGCCCATTGCGTCGACCCGGCTTCGGCGCCCAGCGTCGGGTCGTCGGCCAGCACGCCTTCGACAACCCGGAACAGGTCGAACGTGCGGGCCTCCGCTGTTTCGGCGTCGCCGCCGGAATCGGTTATCTCGATGAACAGATCAAGCGTGAACTGTTCGGCACGCGGCTGGCGGGAACGGCGGATCGCGCCGGGTTCGTGCCGACCTCGGACGCCGCCGAGATAAATGATTTCGTCTTCGACGCCGGCGCTGGGAAAGCCGTAGGAAACCTGCACCCGTTCGGCGGGCCGGTCGGTCCGCTCGAGGCCGGGCGCCGCTGTCAGCGCTGCGGTCAGGGCAGCCTTGAACGCGACGACACGCGATGCCGTGACCACACCTAGGCCAGTACCAGACGGTGTTCGCGGTAGGCCAGCAGGACGGCATCGACGTCGGGTATCCCGGTCGGGCGGTTCGGCCCGGCGGTCGCCAGCGCCACATTGCCGAATTCATTGGTGACGGCCAGCCGCCGATCCGGCAGCGCGGAACGGTCTTCCAGCATCCGCCAGCGAATCAGCGTTTCGCACGCCTGAATCAAGTCGTACGGCGGGCCGTCGTGGCCGTGGGTGTAGTCGACGCGGACGTTGCCGACGCCGCGCGGGAACGTCCCGCCGCCGATGCGCACGACGTACCCGGACGGGTGCAGTCCCCAGTCGGCCACGTCGGCGGTCGTGCCGTCGATCCAGCCTCGACGGATTTCCCGCGGGTAAAGCTGGGTCAGCGGCACGGCCGGATGCCCGTTGCCGTCGAGGACATCACGGCGGTAACGCGGCACGTACGCCACGCCGAGGAACCGCTCGATCGTTGTTTCTGCCCAGTTGCGCACGGACGCCAGGCGGGCGGCGGGATGCTTGATCGGGTCGTGCAGATCGGGCAGCGTGCGCAATCTCGCAAGATGCGTGTAGAACCCGCCGACGATTTCGACGTCGGTTCGCAGAACCTGCCCGGCGCCGCGCAGGGTTACCGCCCATTCGAAGTGCAGGGCGTCCAGACGGGCCGTCATCACGGGCGTCAGCGCGACGCTGTACACGCCGGTTTCGTCGTGCGTGGCGACCGTTGACGCGGGCAGCACTTCGGCCCCCGCGTCGTCGGTCACCCGGACCGTGACCGGCGTGGCGGAATCCGACAGCACTTCGCCGTCGTACAGCACGACGGCAGCGTTGTCGGCGGCGCCGGCCAGCACACGGGTCATGTGTTACTTATCCTCGCCGTAGCTGATGCTGCGGGTTTCGACGCTGGCAGGCTCGGGCGGGTTCTCGGGCACGGCAGGCTGCTCGCCTTCGCCGCCGCCCTCTTCGTCATCGCCGCCGCCCTCTTCCATCCCGCCTTCGTCGCCGCCCTCTTCGGCGGGCATCCCGCCGGGTTCGGACTCGACACCCGGTCCGGGCGACTCGACGCCCGTGCCGGGCACGTCGCCGCCCGTGCGGTCCGGGCCTTCGGGATCCTGCGTGCTGGCGAATTCGGAAAAGACATCGCCGTACTGCCGGACGCGGTCCGGCTCAACCTGCCCGGTTCCCGTGTCGGTAATGGCATCGGTACTGGTCATGGTGAATCCCATTTCTTTATCTCCCTCTGTAACGCAAGGTTCGAGGTTTCCGACACGCTGCCGGGATACTCCGCGAATTCCTGATGGTGAACGCGGTAATGGGTCGCGCGTTTGTGATGGTCACGGAACCGCAGCTTGCCGATGATGTCAGCGCCCATCAACGCGCCCTGTAGCGTCATGATGCGTTCGTGCACGTCCGTGCGGTACAGGACGTAGCGCACGTCCGCAAGGACTTTCGGTATGCGCAGCCAGATGTATTTCTGCCCTGGCCGCAGGACTTTGATGTCCTCTTTCGGCGGGCCTTCGAAGTCCCAGCCCGGATCGGGTACACCCAGCCGCAGCGGAAACGGCAACGACAACAACCGCGCGTGCGCCAGTTCCGCTTTGACGCCGACAACGAAGTCGGCCTGCATCTGGTCCGGGCTGCGGCCGACGTCCGGGTTCCAACGCTGGAGATAGCGCAACGCGCGTAGCTGGCCGACTTCGGCCGCGTAACGGTCGTCGGAATCGGTCAGCACCCAGACCGGGCGGTCGGCCATGTCTTCCCCAGAGGCTGCGGCGTCAGGTCACCCGTGACCGGAACCGGGCATTCCGGTCACGGGTGATGGACGCTACAGGCCGGTTACCGTCCCGAACGCCGAGGGGCGGTAGACCGCCAGCGCCAGCCGTTCCTCTGCCCTGATGGTCGTGATGTTGCGGGCGAAGTTGTCGGCGTGGCTGTTGGTCGCGTCGACCACGATGCCGCCACGGCGGAATATCTGCGCGGCGGTATTGAACGCGCCGACCAGTGCCGTGCCTGCGGCCATCCGGGTTGTCTGCACAACCTGCAGGCCCCAGAGATTGTCGGGCGCCTGACCCGTGAACGGACCGCCGCCGAAGTAATTGCCGTTGCCGTCACGCGCCAGCCGGAACGTGGCCCAATCCCCAGGGTTCATCACGATGCCGGTCGGTTCGAGGAACGATCCGATCCGCAGCGCAGTGATCTGTCTGAACACCGCATCCGCGCCCGTGTCCGGGTCGGCGCCGACAGCGACCGCAGCAGCAAGACCCGTCCGGTTCAGCAGCCCGGTCAGGTCGGGTGCCACGCCCGTGCCATTGAGCAACTGATCGTCTTCGGCAATTTCCACAAATAGCCGCAACCTGTTGTCGATGTAGGCCCGGATCTGCGCTGCGTCTTCCAGCATTTCATCCGTGACCGGCAGCAAGGTCGCGATCTTGCGGACGGGTTCGTCAACCTGCGCCAGACCCAGCGCGGACTCTGGCTTCAGTGCGCCTTCGGCAACGGTGTCGGCGGCGTTGGTCGCCACGGTTTCACGGATGTAGCGAATCGTGTTCCCGTCCGTGCCGCCCTGCGGAATCAGCGCGGCGATCGTCGCGGCCTGAAAGTTCAGCAGTTGCTGACCGGGAATCAACGCCGGTTGCGGCGCCCCATCCGCTGTGGTCAGCAACGCTTTGAAATCCGGTTTCTTCAGTTCGACGGCGCCGGATGTCCATTCCTTCGCACGCATCGCGCCGGACGTCACCAGCGACTGGTAGGCGCCGCTGTCAACGAACTGTTCACCCAGCGTCTTGGACTCGACGGGCCGGGCCTCGACGGCCTTCGCGGCGGCGGCTGCCTCCGGGCCTGCCTCGACGGTGTCGCCCTGACCGACGATGTCCGCGATCTTCGCGCGTTCGCCTGCCAGATGCTTTTCGTCGCTGACGTCTTTCAGCGCCTTTTCGATATCGGGTTTCAGGGCGTTGTATGCCTCGACCTTTTCGGCTGCCGTCATGTCGGCGTCATCGAGGACGGTCTGGGCTTTCAACGCCAGGTCGGTAGCTTTGTCCTGCAGTTTCTTGAGTCGGTTCATGGCAGGTTGCCTTCGCCTAT